GCCACCTGCAGCAATGATGAACCTGTCTCTCAGGTCCGGCGTCAGTCCAAATCCCGCCACCGTCTGCCCATTGCACAGGGCCCACCCCGCTGGTATGCTACCGATGTTTCCGCTCCACATCGAGATCATACCCGGCTGAACGACGTGCTCTAAGAGCTCCGTCAATACTGACTGAAAGTCCAGCGGTAGCGAGTTCAGCGCCGCTGGCGTAGCCGTCACTGCCGCATTGATGTTCGGGAAGGTGTTCCTGATCGCCCTCTTAATGTTCCTGAGGTGATCATCACCTTGTCGTATCTTGTCGGTGCCCAGGGGCCACGTGACGACCAGATCACTGATGTATGTGACTGATTCAAGGCCCATGTTAGCTCTCCGAGTTGTCCAGCAAGTAGTCCCTGTTGACGTGTTGACGTGCTTCCACTGCGCGCCAGAATAAGTCCGTGGCCTCCTGCAACTCTGGACCGATCTGTTGGACCATCTGAGGGTCCTTCGTGTGGGTTCTTGCCACTAGGTCGATCGTGTCCAGCGTGATGAAGTTGTAGAAGTTGATAATCCAAGGGTTCGTTGCCTCATCGTTGTTGTCCGAAATCGGCAGGCTCCGCGCGTAGTACGGGAGCTTTAGCTGATACACAGCGTTCGGCGTCGGACCGAAGATAAACTGGGTACCAAAGATGGCGTAGGCCACAGGCAGCTGCGGGTCCGAACTCTCTGTCGCTGCCTCGAGATCCTCCAGTGACACTTTATTCATGGCGAACCACTTCGTCGGACTGACGTTGGTGTTCAGCACTTTGAACACGCCCTCTTCGATTTCTCTGATGAAGTTCGGAGGCAGCTCGATGAAGTTCTGTCCGGCGACAGTGACTGCAGACGGGGTCGAGGTGTTCCTCCAATAGGCTTCCATAAACCATGGAAGAATGTCACCCTGCTCGCGCTGTTCAATCTTTCGATTCAGTTCGTAAAGCACGGTTTCACGAAGCGCAAGGGATCGGCGGTTACCAAACCGCTGCATGATGTTGGCAAGCATTGCGCTATTTTGCATCAGTATTCCCCAATACGCAATCGACTATGTTACCATACTCGCTTTCGTCAATCCGTGCTCTCGATCCATTCTGCCAGCTTGTGTTGCCTGGCGCTGCAAATCGCGTACGCGTGCATGTCTGCCTCATGACACCCGCGCACCAAGGCAAGCTGATCCTCCAACGATAAGTCAGTCGCTTCCGGGCGGATCTTGCACGTCAGAGGACACGGCATCATCTCTTCGGTCGGCGTCTCGCGGGACGGCGGAATCTGCGGCAGTAGCGGCGTCGTTCCACACCCTGAGCCAGTCAGGACCGATAGAAGCATCAACACACGAACACTGTTCATTGATCGTCCTCGTTTTGTAAACGACGGTAGTCACTGGCGTAGCAGCAACTTCCTGCAGCTTGCCAAGCGCATCGTCCCGCTGTGTAGCAAGCGCGGCCTTTTTCAGCTGCCAGTTCGCCTGGGCGTCTGCGTGATCCTTGAGTGCCTTGTTGCGAATTTCCGCTGCTTCCGCAACCATGGCATTTTCCCTGTGATCTCCACCCTTGTCATAGGTGTACCACAAAGAAAGAGCCCAGAGAACGGCAGTTCCAATAAGTGCGTAGGGATTCATACTACTTCTTCCCAGTCAGTTTTTTCAGCAAAAGCTCTTCCCGCTCAGACAGCACCGAAGTCCGTGGACATTCCTGCTGGCAGCTGGCAGTCGGCTGTGGTGGCGTAGGCGCAAGGTAGTCGCAGTCGCCTTCATGCGCAACTTCCTTAATCAGTGGATCTGCACAGAGTACTCGTAAGGCCAGCGCCGGGTTCAGGGCAGTCAGGACGCGGGCTAATTCGCGGCGTTCGCAGCCTACGTCAGCCTTGACCTTTCCACCACTGACACCGGCGCCAGGAACAGACAGGCCAGCGCTCCAGCCGACCGTGCAGGGATGACTTGCATAGACGGCGGGAGCATCGATCGAGGGTGCCTGTCTTTCGCTCTCGTTCAGTACAGAGGCGTTCTGCGAGTTCCCTTGCTCTTGGCTTTGCGACTGCTCTTGCCCCTGCGACTGTTCTTGGCTCTGCTCATTCCCCTTCTCCTTTGGCTCCGTAGCCAGCGAAACTGCTGGTAAAAGCGCCAGCAACGCGATGAAAATCTTCATGGCTGAGTGACCTTGAGTTTTTGTGAGTTGTAATGACCGCGCCACGCAGTCAAGATGCCGGAGCCGAGGATGATGAGCTTCAGCCCTGTCTCCCCGAACACCGGGCCTACGATCGCTGGGTCTGCAACTGCCAGTGCACTCGTTGTGATCTGCGTATAGCCGATGATTTTGGTCCCATTGGCTACAATGAACTTCCAGATTTTCTTCATTGGACAATCTCCACATGTGGTGCGTCCATCAAGTTCTCGTCAGGATCCCGATTCACGCTGCGAAAGTCCCCATCCCAATCGAGTCCGAACCGCAGCTTGATGCCTCGACGAAAGGCACAAGCCTGCAAAACCCCGGCAATCCTGCCGAATGCGACTAGGTCATCCCAGTCAATCTTTCCACTTCCCTTGTCAAAATACACCGGTGCGAAGTCCACCGCGTCCGAAGGATTCTTATTGTGCTTGCCCGTTGGCCAAGGTTTCGTCGTGTTCCCTTTTGCCAAGGCCTCATTCTGCGCAGCTTCTCCGCGATGCCCTTCGAGGATCTTGAACTCCACGATCTCGATGGCGTCAGCGAAAACATCCTGCAGTTCCCGCACACAGGTCCGCAATTGCGCAGCAGAATTCAGGCTAAATCTTGGCATTACTTCAGCTCCGCGCAGGACGGTAATTCTGGTGATCTCCCCGTCAACTCTCGATACTTCTTGCTGTATTCCTGAATCTGAATCGTATACACCTGCACAGACTTCCCTTGGTCAATGGCTTCACACTGCTTGACCTTGAGGTCGAAGAGTCTCCCTTCAAGAAACTCCAGTCTTGTCGAATCACTGGCCATCGCAAATCCACTCCCCGCGCCAGGAATGAATCCCAGTAGACCCCAAGCCCACAGGACGTGCACTACTAAAATCAATCTCCAGCTCATGATGATTGCTCCGTTGATTTGAGCCTTTGTCATTCCCGCTGTGATGAAGGTTTCTGCGCTTTCTCTTACGCTCATCTGCCACCCACAATTGCTATATCCATTCCGTAGCTCATCAGCTCCCACGGAAGTTGACCTACCGAGGTAAAGCGAACGGCGAGGTAACGGCCGCTCACCAAGAAATCGAGGAACGAGTCGATACCGACCCGGAAGTCATAGGGTCCTTCCCAGGCGACTGAATCGTCGGGAGACTCTTGACTACCACACCAGATCTGAATGACAGTTCCGGGATTACCCTTGATGATTGGATACAGCCCTACAATCTCCTTAATCACAGTCGGATCAATCGTCCACTGTCCAAACCGGTCTCTTCCGATGATGGCGAGTCCGGTGCGCGTCAGCGAAGCTTCGATCGGTTGATCCCCGAAATTCACTCCATCATCCGCGCGGTAGAACTCAGCTGCGACTAACATGATCGGTCGCGCCTCGCTGTACACCAGATCAGCCTGTCCCCACTCCTCATCATTGTTGTCCCAGATGCTGTTATCGAGCGAAACGGTTGTCGCCTCGATAAGTGATCCCGGCCCGACCAGCGCACCGAACGCGGTGTGGCCAATATTCTGGGTGACAGTAATGTCGGCCCCAGGACCAGAAAGCGCGACGGCGACACGGCGACCAATGACGACAGTTGCAGAAAGTAGTGCTCCTGGGCCGTCGAGGGTCCCAGAACCCGTCGCTGCACCTGCACTTCCTGATAGAATTCCTGCATATAATCCTGCCGCATGCTGCCGGTCGCCCGAGCTTATGGTCCCGTCGGGGACCGGCAGCTGCACTCCACCAAGGCTGACGTTGAGTGCTGAGACACGATCAGATAGATTGTCGATCGGCATGTTAGCCGCTCACAATCTCCGTCCGATCAAAGGTCGTAGTGTCGTCACTCGTTGTTGCCTGTTGACCAACAGTCGTCCCGTCGTCGTTGTACAGGCGATAGAGGGACGCACTCTGAGTCGTACGATTCCTCCACCGCTTGTACAGGTAGTTCACCTTCCCTACGAGGCTCGTAGTCGCCGGCGGGGCCCCAACTCCGGGCTCCGCGTAGGTGTCAACGTTGATCGCGTCAACGACCTCGGCATTCACCTGCGCCGCCGACAGGTTGTTGAGCGCCGCGACCGCCGCAGCTGTGGCAAGGCCCGACTGAATCTCAGTCACGGCATTGGTTGCCAAGGCATCCGCGTCGATGGCATCGGTCGCTACCGCCGCAGCCGTCACGACACCAGCCGCCATGGCGCCCACGCTCGCGTCCATCCTACCACTTACGAGCGCTGCAGGCAGTCTCGTCTGAATGTTGTCAGTATCCGCCTGCACCGCATCCAGACTTGTCTGCGTTGCCCGCGAACTGACTGTGGCATTCAGGTTGACCGCTGCCAGGTTGTAGATCGTGCTTGCACTCGCGCCAGGATCCCCAATCGCTTGGCCAAAGGTGCCTTGCGTCTGGTGCCCGGTAGCATCCTCATCCCACACCGCATCAGCGACTTCAGCCGCTGTCGGCGCGGTCGCTCCAGGGATGGACGAGAATGGCATGACGACGAAGACTGACGTCGCATCCGGCGTGATAACCCAGTTCGGGCTCACACTCACGATACGAGTCGCGCCAACGTAGTCACCGATGAACCTGGCCTGCCCCGCACCAACTCCAGCCATGATCGCCACGATGGAGTTGTTGTAGTAGTCATCACTCGTGCTGGCTCCTGCATCCAGCGTGATAGTTCCTGCGGTTCCTCCCTGTGCCGTCGCTCTCCGGGTGTAACTCTTATACCCGCTGTTGTCGAACTCAGCCTCCATGTTGTCGGCAGCGGCAACGTCGCCCGAGATTGAACCCACGTCCGCGCTGATCCTGCCGCCAATGAGGACGGTCGGCAACCTGGACTGAATGTCGTCGAGGTCGTTAAGCGCCGTTGTGAGGTTCGCGGCGCTTGCGCGCGAGGATACTGCTGTATCCAGGTTCGCATTCACCAGTGCCCACAAGCTGTCGCTGTCCGCACCAGAGTCTCCGATTACCTGTCCGAAGGTTCCCTGAGTCTGATGGCCAGTCGCGTCGCGGTTCCAGACCGCATCTGCGACCTGCGAGGCTGTCGGAGCTGAGGCTCCCGGGATGGCATTGAATGGCAAGATAACGAACACCGAGGTTCCATCTGGGTTCGCGATCCAGTTCGGGCTGATGGCAGCCAGTCTGGTCGAACCCGTGTAGTCTTCGATGAATCTCGCCTGCCCAGCGCCTGCGCCCGCGATGATAGCAACAATCGAGTTGTTGTAGTAGTCGTTCGAAGCATTAGCTCCTGCGTCCAACGTGATGGAGGTGGCGGCCCCGGCCTGAGCAGTACCCCTGCGAGTGTAGCTCTTGAACCCGGTTCCATCGTACTCCGATTCCAGATTGTCCGCAGCCGTTCCGTCACCAGATACCTGCACCGTGTTCACGCCAATCTGCGCGGTGTTCACGTTGACAGCAGCGCCCGCGATCTGCACGATGTTTGAAGGCATCGGACTAACCGAGGAAGCTGGCGGCGTGGCGAAGACCTTGTAGGTGATCGTTCCGCTCGGTGTGGTGATCCAAGGATCGACCGTGGCAGTATCTGTAGTCGCATCGTAGTCGATGATAGCGCGGGCCTGGCCAACACCACCGGAGCCGCCAGTGACAACCACTGTGGCCCCAATGATCTCGTCATTAACGAAGTTGGCTGCAGCACGCAGACGGATCGTATTGGCAGTTGCGGCTTGCGCCGTGCCCTGATCGATGATGCCGGACCACGGAACCTGTCCAGCCGTTTCATCGTACGCTGTCTCGAGGTTGTCAGCCGCGGTCGTATCGCCAGAGATCGCGATAACGTCAGAACTCATTCTGCCACCCACGAGGGCTGCAGGCAGACGAGCCTGAATGTCGTCGGTATCAGCCTGGATCGCTGTCGCCTGCGCACCAGTCGCACGGCTGCTGATAGTCGCATCGACGTTGGCGTTGACGAGGGCCCAGATCGTGTCAGTGTCCGCCCCCGGATCACCAATAGCCTGGCCAAACGTTCCAGTCGTCTGGTGCGCAGTCGCATCTTCATCCCAGACTGCATCGGCCACTTCTGCTGCGGTTGGAGCCGTTGCGCCGGGGATCGACGCAAAGGGCAGGACCACAAACACTGACGTTGCGTTCGGGTTTGTGACCCAGTTCGGACTGATGGACACCACTCTGGTGGCACCGACATAGTCCGCTACGAAGCGTGCCTGTCCAGCTCCTTGCCCCGACATGATGGCGACGATCGAGTTGTTGTAGAAGTCGTCGATGGCACTGGCGCCAGTGTCCAGCGTGATGGATGCGGCTGCACCCCCCTGTGCTGTTCCACGGCGAGTGTAGCTCTTATAGCCTGTACCATCGAATTCCAATTCCAGGTTGTCAGCCGCCGTTGCGTCTCCAGAGATAGCACCGACGTCAGCGTCGATACGACCACCAATGAGCGCGGCTGGGAGACGAGCCTGGATATCGTCCAGATCCGTCTGCGCAGTCGCCAGTGCAGCTGCGCTCGCGCGCGTGGAAATCGCTGCATCCAGGTTGGTGTTCGCGAGGTCCCAGATCGTAGAACTGTCCGCAATCGGGTCGCCAATGGCTTGACCGAACGTACCCTGTGTCTGATGCGCAGTAGCGTCCTCATTCCAGACCTGATCGACGATCTCGTCGACAGCGTCGGTGGCGAGGGCTGAGGCGTTCACCACGTTAGCAGCAATAGCCTGTACATCGGAACGCACACCATTGCCAGTGCCGTTAACGACTGCATCGAAGACAGCCGCTGGCACAACCAGCCAATCAGACCAGACAGGGAGAGCGCCTGCCTCGTTGACGGCGACCCGGAGAAGTCCCAGGGTGTTCGTGTCAGTCGCGTCGAGCGTGACTTCGTAGTACCCATTTTCTTCATGGCTAAGAGTCTGCGCTGCATTCTTCTGAATCCAGTTGGCGTTGTTCTTCTTCAGCCGGATATCTGGCTGCGTAAGCGTCAGTCCAGTCTCCGCTGTGAAGCCATCCGTCTGGTCGACGAACGGGCCAATAGGAACGTCAACCGAAGTTGACTGTCTGAGCCAGCCTTGCATTATGCTCTCCTCAACTGATATTGGTGCATGGATCGAGGGGCTTGTCCCCCGCCACCGCCGCCCCCGCCAATGCCACCAGCGGAGAAATCATCATAACTCTCTGCAGGGGTACCACTCGTATCCCAAGTGCCAAAACCTACCCAATTACCACCGAGGGTCTGAAGTCCAGTAAAATCCAGAGTCGCGTCCGGCCCGGCTCCATCCCAAGATGTCAGTGAGGTAGGCTCCGCTGCGGTAGTGTTGTTCCAGAATCGCAAGATCTCGTTCGCAATATCGACTGTGATTCCGATGAAGTTCGCGGCGTTCCGCGTGCCGATAGTAACGTTGATATCGTCATCGTTGCTTGAATAGGTCGTATGTGCTGTATAAGCCGAAAGCCAATCCGCGATCAGGTTCGCTCCTGTTGCATCGAAGATGATCCCGAACCCGTTTCCGCCAGACGAACAACCTGGCACCACCATGTTTAGGTTCGTATTGTC